TATCACAATACGGATCTAAGTCCTCATAAACACACCAGTTCTCGCCACCAACAGAACCCCCTACACTTGTCATTCCTGGTAAGCAAATATTAACTAGTTTTGATGAATTATAAGCTTTAACAGTATTATAAATATCACGAAATAGAATATTGGCAGCATCTTTATTTTCATATCCGCCGCCACGTTCTAAATCAATATCAACTCCGTCACACCAAGGGTATTTATTCATAATACGTATAATCTCAGTTAAAAACTTGTCTTTTGCTCCATTAGTATTATTTCTAAGGGCTGTAAAAATTGATGCTGTACCGTGATTCATAATAGTTAAGAGCCATTTAATATGTGGCCATCTATTAATATAAGGTAGCATACTTGAAATACTTGTTCCTGTTTCAGTTATTGTTCCTGTAATATCTACTTCAAAAGTGAAAATGCCTACTGTATCTAAACGGTCACCATAATCTCTTAGTGCCTCATACATACGGGCATTGCCCATGAAAGACCATACCATGCACTTTTTACCTTGAAGATAATTCATAGGCGTTCACTTCCTTCTTGCATTTCTTGAAACTCAAATAAAACCCTTGCAGATTTACCATCCTCAAGCGTTACTNTATGCTTACTATCACCTGCTGCTGTATATTGAAAAAAGCCCTCTTTCTCAGTAGGGCTACCATTTTTAAGACACTCTCGTGTTGATGCTTTTATTGAAATCTCATCATCTTTATTCACAGAGGATTTAAGCTTTAATCTGTGAGCACCAGCACTTTGAGATAATTCAATACTACCACTAGCCATGTTTTGAATAGGGTATATATGACAATCAAGACCTGCTGATGTACTGCCTAAATTAAAAAGGACAAGTGTTTCTTTACTTCTCACAATACCGTTATAAAATCTAACAGGAACAATGGTGCCATCCACACGATATTTTTTAAGCATTGTTTCTGTATTAGGAGTATAGCCTGTTAATTTATCACCTTCTTGGACTTGAATATCTGTAAAGTATACCTTTCCTGTGCAATCAGTAATAAAGGGTTTTACAGCTATACTAAATATCTTTTTATTTTCTTTTAAATTAATAGTCTCAGAAAACCTTGTAAAAATAGCTGCCATTTCTTCACCTACCCGTCAAGTGTCCATTTGATTTCTGAAACATGACCAGCCCAACCAGTAGCAATGGAGCCGCCTTGTAAAAATAAATCTGTAAAATAAACAGCCCCAGTACAATCAGAAACAAATAATCGGATAGTCAGAGATTTAATTCTTTTACTAGATGAAATATTATGGGCTGTTTGATTAAAAAACACCATTACAATGCTCCTTCCTAAAATAGTTCAATAAGTCTAGTTTCAGTTGTTCCATCTTCATATTCAATAAGGACTTCAATTCCTACTTGACCATTCGTACCTTTTTGAAGATTCTCTGATGCTATTTGAGCAGATATTGTATAACTTCTTCTATTTGCAGGATAAACAGTCTGAGATAAACTCTTTGTCATACCTAGAACTCCCTCAGCCATAAATGAAGCATCTCCCGACACTCCATTATTAGGATCAACAGTAAACCCAGAATTAAGCCAGTAGGTCATACCATCATCAGCTCTTGAGTTTCTTAGGTGGTTAAATGGAACTAAATCTTTCACTTCTTGTCTATCAAGAACATCAGTGGAGGAAAGAATGTCTGCTGCTTTATCCCATTGGGCTGAGGAATCACCTAGTTCTCTTAGTTTAGTTGATAACTCCAGCACCGTCTTCCATGGTTCTTGTAAATTATATTGCCTGCGAACAACTCTTGTTTTTACTAATAGATTCAATTCTTTATCATGAACAGTTACAATATCTCCTAGTTTCCAAGTTTCATGTTCATATCCAGTTAGAACGGATAAGTCCATAGCTGATAGGACATAGGAAATTCTAGGCTTAGCATACTGACCTAGACGCATATTGGCAAACTCAAGCATCTGATAGGGGTTAGTAAAGGAGGAGGCATCAAGAGTTCCTACCCTTACTTCAGATGAATAAGAAAAGTCTTCTACATACTCCTTATTTCCATTAATCGATGCAAAAGTCATCCCGTCTTTACCATAAACATAAAGCCTAGTAACAAGGCTTCTTGTATCTACAACTCGCTCTATACTTTTCATATTCTTTTTATATGAAAATAGTGCTCCGCTATCAGTCCCACCAAAGGTCAAAAGGTGGACAAGGCGATTAGCACTATCAAAAATTAAATCACCACCATGAATATTTTGAGTAGCCCTAAGGATAGATAAAGCATTCTTTTCTGTAGATTGCCAAGTTCTCTTTGTAGTTACCGTGACATTTCCTACTGACCAGCCTGTTCCAAGTAAGGCATAATTCATAGGAGCATCAGGAGTTTCAGCAATAAAGTCTCTTGCTTCTTTTTCTGTACTAAATGATAAATCATAAAAGGCGGCTTCTGCATAAACAATAGTTACTACTTTGCCATCAGAACTCTTTTCATCTTTTATAGTCCTTATACGATAGACATCATTTACAATTTGAACTTGCTTTTCATTATCTAATGTTTCCCTTTTAGGGTCATGGAAGGGAAGTTTAAATTCTAAAATATCAGCACCGTTTACTTCACTTGTAACTAAAATATCAAAAGCATTATCAAGTACCGATTCCCATGCTCCATCAGAATTTAATACTACTGGCCTTGCAAAACCTAATTTTTCATAAGGTGGTCTTGGGATATCATGAAGCTGTATTTCTAAAAGTTTAGGAGTCTTACTTGAATCCTGTGTTGTTAATGTGATTCTGTAACGAATATAAGCTTTATTTGGTGATTGCAACTCACCACTTGAACCAATGGTCTGCCATGCAGTCCAGCTATCCAAATCATCTGAAGTAGAAGTTTCAACTAAACTTATAGAAGTTATTCCTGCAGTATATTCACTTGTTACAGAAACCCTGCCAGTTCCAGAAAGATTACAAAGAGCCGCTGTTGTATATAAGATTCCACTTGAAGGATAAGAGCCATCAGTTTCTTTTAATAAAACAGCTCCTGCTTCTTTGATAGCATCTACATCTGAGGAACTATCTCCACCATTAGCAAGCAGTGAAGATTTAAAATAAAAAATAAGATCATCCATATTTAAATCAGAATCTTTTTCATAAAACCAATCATCAAAACCACCAGCGTAATAATAAGTATTTGCATGCATCCCCATTACAATATCTGCGGTGCAAGATTTATTTAATTCACCAGTAAAGCTCCTAATTGGAGATTGCCAAACAGCCCCATCACTACGATCACAAAGTAAGTTTTGTACTTGTTTATTATTTACTTCGATAATGGAAGCAAAGAAGTACCAACCGTTGTTCTTTAGAGTGATGGGAGGTGTTTCTGATTGATCATAAATCAGTGTTCCCGAAGCATTATATAGCATNANTCGTGGTCGNCCTTGATATAAAGATACATAAAAGATTGGCTGACCAGGACCCTGTCTAGTATTAAAAATGGGGATAAAGGTCTGACCAATGGAATAAGTGGTAGGGTTTATCCAACCACCTACAACTATTTTTTCTCCTAAATCAGTAAAAAAGCCACCATCATTGGTAGCTATTAAATGAGTTTTTTCACTTGTTGGATTAATGATGTTTTGCCTAAAAAACCTGCCTAGTCTACTTGCAGGAAAAGATGCAGATGTTCCTGACCAAGCTGATACATAAAAGTCTCTGTTAAATCCAGAGGCATCTGCAATCATATTATTACTATCTGGTGCAGTTTCGTTGAATCTCCAAAGAGCCACAGTTTTATTACTAACAGGAAATTCTCCTGTAAAGTCTACTTGTGAAGTCAATACTGATTTTATAGCCAAAGTCATCACCTCCAACAGCTATTTGCTAAAATGTTTAATTCTGAAAAAGTTGCATTATTGGTGTTTATTATAATTTCATTACTTCCTTTATTTAGAATTGGGAAATTAAGTTCATCTAAAATAGGCAATCCATTTCTTAGTGTATTGCCGTTTAAATCAGTAACTTTTGCAGTCAGCAATAAACTATCTATGACTAAAATTTCATTTGAAGTTAGTCTTCCTATAAGCTTTAACTCTTCACCATTTGTAGTGATTGTCACAAAAGACGATGATGAACTATCAATATTTCCTTTTAGCTGATAAATAGGGTAAGAATTAATATTTCCTATATTTCGCACTAATTCATGAGAGCCTGTTGTAGAAAAAATAAATTGCTCATCTGTTATTGCATAGCCATTAGGGTCTGGGCAAATAAAGGTTAATTCAAAGGAGCCTGCACTACTTAATATTCTTTCACAATCTATTTCTGTATTTAATCTTGCTAAAAAGAATCTGTC